TTATCACCGTCAAATCCACTTACGTAATTAGCGTGTATGTAGTCCACATCACAATTAGATTTTAAAATCACACGGGAACTGTCCCAGCATGGAATGCGCACATCACGATTCTTCCGTAAGTTTTCATACTTTTCAAAGTTTTCAAAAGTTCCTTGTATTGGCAGGTTCATGATGCTGAAGTGTTCATGTACAATCAAGTCTAAATATCTTGGATTAGTTGCTCGTCCAAAATAATCACTGGCACTATAAGGTTCAAATAAGTTAACAGCCATTATTAGAAAATGTAATCACGCGACTTGTAGAAGCCGAACAAGAGGTAGAAATGGAAGTGCAACAATTACTTCTGTTATAATGAGAGCTTATCTACGTTTTCTGGTGTTATAAAACGGTCTTATCACATATTTTTAATGAGTTCGACTCCACAATATCCTGTTGATAACTTTATCTTTACACCACAATAAGTCATTTTATATTTTGGTCATCGATTTTAATAATAACATGAGTTACCCAAAAGTTTTTCCTTAATTTGTAATGCTGATGTAATGTTTATACGTTTTTCATAACAGTATTTTCCAATCAATTTGCGTACCGAATAAATAATCGGAAATGTTTAATTTTAGTTCCAAAACTGGGTCAGTATAAATAAAAATGTATGAAATTTAATCTTCGATTCGTCGCAATAATATATCTACATACATCTGGGTATTGACGAAGCAGCTATATCTGTTCATTAGTTTCAATGACAAGAGAATGTACGTCATTACAGCAAAAACAAATGATTACAACTTCAGTCATTAATCACAAAGATCTTGTTCAATCCCCTGCGCTTTCATTAGTTGTGTGATTCTAACGAAGGAAACAGGTTTAAGGAATTGCATACAGGTAAACTATGTCAACGGCTACGACCGTCAAAAAATATATATGCACCTAGGGTCCAATAAGGAATTCACGCCAGGTCTTTCGGGATGCCGTGTAGGAACATCAAACTTGAATGTGTGTGGCATTGTCGATGCCATCGCCATAGTCTATCCCTAACCTAACTACCATTTAAATACTTGATGAGTAGTGGGGTAATTTAAAAACTGTATAGTGTTGCTCATAACAATCTTTTTTCCGAGTGTAAGCCCAGCTTTATCTTAAGATTATTATTAATTTTCCGATCGTTCTGAAATAACGTCGGGTTGTTTTTGCTTCGAGCAGTCCAATTAATATCCATYTTATGAGTGACAGTGACAGGTACATAAATTGCGACATTCCAGAGTTTTGTTTAATTTAAAAAATTCCTGACAACTTTTTATAGTACTTACGCACAAGCACTTCTGCGTCACTGCTGCTGTATGGTAATATTGCTGGCCTAAATAATGCCATTTAGCTTTTTACAGGTATTTGAATAAATTATAAATCCAGGAAAATAAATGTCATGAAATATTTTTCTTCTAGAGGTTATATTTGTACTAACCCTCTCATTTGTTCAAAGTTYTCAACGATCAAACGTTTTCAGTGAATAAAATAGAAAACATTCAATTCCAGTATCCACAGCACATAAACTTCTCGCATAATGACTTTGTCAAAACACAGATGATGTTTTTCTGTCAAAATACGTCGTAAAATGAAGAATGCAAGAAGCGTGGTCGAATATTTATTGTAATATTTTCAAACTCATCTAAAATCTATTAATACTGTCGTATGTGAATCACGTTTACACGTTTAGGGATTCCTTGCCCTATAGTTTTGGGTCACGTACCTTTCCTACGTAGAGAATCAGCTACTACACTCGACTGCGTAATTTTGTTGGACTCATATGAAAATAAACTACGGTTTGTTATAGATCGTAACAAAAATGTTTACATGCTCTTGCAAAACAATTCATAGTTTTCTCTAACAAGAAGCATGAACCTCGTATTTTTTCACGTTTATTTAACCAACGCAGTGACTTTGGGCCTCATTGTGACCTATAATTTTACCAAACAATTAAGCCGCACCGCTAGGTTAGACAGTAGTGCATTAATATGCGGTCCATATTTTGTATTTAGAAAATTTGTTACCGAAAACAACTCAGCCGAAAATATCTGATAACACCTATTAATTCATAACTGTTGATACCTTTCCGTCTAGGCGTATGAATGAATGAGTCATTAAAAGTCCTTCGTTTTCGTCATAGCCCGCGGTATGACGATAAAATCGGCACGTTAGCAGCGGCGACATGCTGTCTGGCGCTGGAACATTGACTCCGCTACAAGGCGTAGCTAATTATAAACAAATGCGTAAATACATCGTAAATGTTTTTAGCGCCTTCGAAAATCGTTTAACAGAACAGCGAACAATTTTTGAACTCTGCACGGTCATTGTAACTCGATTTATTGTTTTTTTTATGACATAATAAAATGAACTTTATGGTTGTAGGCCCGTAACTGAAATAAACGTTAAAATGTGTCAAACAATATGTATTTCGAAATCACTTCGCTAGCTACGCGATGCGACCAAGTTTGTTGACATGTTTATTGACATGAGAAACCATCTGTACTTTCATTCTTGTTTCAATTTCTACGAATGATAACTGTGAGATAACGATGGGTGGCGTACTATTTTTTGGCAGTACAACAATTATTGCGTAATTATAGTTTAGAAATTTTAAACAGATGTTCGTTATTGTTAGCATCGTACCCAAAACAAATTAGTAGTCATAATAATAATGTAGATTCTTGAGATGTTATTTCTACTGTATTTATACTTAAGTAGTGTGGTTTTTATAAGAATTCGAGATTAAGGCCGTGGTGAGCATAATATTTACAACTAGCGGTTTTACTTTTTACTGAAAGTAATTAATATCTTAACTACTAAGCGTAGCGATACTTTGAACGTTTAACCGTTCACTAAAAAGAATATTATGACCGGATATAAAATTAACCCATTCTATTTGCTAAAAAATTTAATCACACCATAGTTTAAAAGCATAAATATCTTTACATCTGAGCCAAATAGTAATTTAATCTTAAGTACAATAATTCCACATCTTTGTAAAATAAGAGACATGACGTGTAAGTAGCGCCAAGCAGTTAGTAACGTGATGGACCGATTACAGGATAGTATAAATAATTGACACAACAATATTTGAACGATAATATGGGCGCGCTTGCGCACAAAACATGTATGGTAGTATGACAAACTTACAAATAGAGTTATAACTATGACTAAGTTAGATCGGTAAATAGGTTGGAACATTCATATATACGAAACATAATATAATACTAAAGCTGACCAACAATAGTTTAGATGTTCAGTGATAAGTTATATCAAGTAATTAATAGAAGCTAAGCTTCGCCACTTGACCGTGTTGGTTTACAAACAAAATAATTATCCCACAAAATCATCATCATTTTTTTATCGTTTTTCTTCCGTGCTATTTGAAATGGTGTGAGTCCTACATATGTTACGCGCATTTATATTAATCCCACTGCGCCTACATAGCCACTCGGCTAGGTAATAGTCTTTTAAATAAACAGCTATATGCAGCACAGTATCACCAGTACACAAAACTCTTCCGTTGACATCAGCTCCAAAGTTCAGCAAGATTATTATTAGCTCCGTCGCAACCTGACCCTTGTGCATCACTGCAGCGATATGGATGCATTTTCGGCCTTCACGATTATACTCATTCAGCAAATATTGATAATTCTTATTGATCGATTGTGCAATTATGGAAAGGGCAAGTGAGTTTCCGTGGCGACACATTGCATGAAGTAGATTTTCACCGTTAATATACACTTTGTTGTTAATTATCGTGCGTACCGAAAACTCCATTGTTCGACGGGACTCGAAATAGAGCCGGTGTTGTGACTTATTGGAAGACGTTCACAAGACTGAAATCGTTCAGAGTTATTTCGGTATTTATATTCTAAATTTTCGGCGTAATGGAATTATGGGATGCTTTACTTTTACGAGTCAGCTGCGGCTGTATCCAGTTATGATCCAGTTCGATTGACAGATAATAGCTTATTTATTTCCGTATAAATAAAATTTAATTTTCATGGATTTGACTTTATCACGTGGGTGTCGGAGTGGGTATTAAGCTCAGCGGCTCAGCGGGGTCTACGCTGGTGGCCCGAGTGGTTGCTAAGTAGACTTACGCCTACTTTTTTTTTCACCGCAGTTCTTAATTTTGATAATTGCTAAAATTTTATATAAAAGATACAGTAGAACATAATAACCTGGTTGTAATATTAAGTAATCATCTGGCGTTGAGATGGTTGAGTGGCGTTGTTGTCGAATTTTTTCCGCAGTCTTTGCTAATGACACTGTTTTCCTTAGCACTAATTGATTTAGAGAAATATCCACAGCACAAAAAATTCCTGTCTTTTTTACACCGTCACTGCAATGTACCACAATCGGGCTTAACAGTTGCTGTTGATAATTCGAGCCACTTTTTTTTCTATTGATGTTTATAATCTTGATAAATTTAATAAAATCCACATGATTTGTCGGAGTTTCATCAACGGGCCATTCGGTATACTGGTAATGACTAATTCTCCGTGAGTCATTTGAAATTTTATCCGTAATGCGTAATGTTGTCAAAATATAAGTCGGCCGCACACTGGTGTTCACAGTTTCAATCACAAAATCTTCAGTAATAATGTTCGAATCTTCATTAAGGCTCCAGTACTGATAGCAGAGTTCTTCTCCATTCGTTCCTTTTGTCGGAGTTAACATCACTATAATAGAACAATTATTCTGCCAAACTGCCTTCCAAAAATCGTTGCAAGTTTCCTCCATTGGTCCTTGAGTGATGATAAATTTTTTATCATCTTCAAAGCCGTCGACGTAATTTGCGTGAATATAATTCGATGTACTTCCACTGCCAGATTTAAGAATTACTCGGTTGTGATCCCAGCATCGAATGTTGTAACGATTTTTTCTCTGGTTCTCTGGTTTTTCGGAATTTTCCCAGGTACCGTTAAAGGGTTTCAAGATTACTTGATGGTGCTCCAAACGAACGATTCCAGGAAAGTTTAGCTGATTTCTTCTGTTCCAAAAATCAATGGCACGACAAGTTTCAAAACAGTTTACAACCATTTTTGCTCCAATAAGTAACAAGTTGATTTAAATATTGCACTCTGCAGTAGGCTGCAATAGATACGACGATTCACGACAGTGGATAGAGTTCTTATGATTGTACTATTTAGTCACCATTTACTATGGGAAGTTTTTCTGACGTCAAAGGTATGAGGTATGCAGCGCTAACGTTTCCTTAAGTTTCTAAATGGTCACCTTGAACATCGGCCGTTATAGAAGTCGACTCACTAGTATATTCTATAAAATTATTCATCGATCGACAATAGATACTAAATGATTCATGTTTACCATTACAAGTACTTCATAAAATACAGGATCGTAAAATTTTCACGATCTATAAGCCACAAAAATCTTAAAATGCGTCATAGCATCTTGTATTTTAGAATAACAAGCCTATTATTTTTCATTAACCATAAAGCACTTAAGCATACATTACTGACCTATAACAAAAATTATATCAAACAATCTTAAATATGTTTGATATGTTTAACCATATTTAATAGCAAACAGGACAATGGTGTTCATAAGATTTATGAAAGTGACTTTGCACTGCAGTTAAAAAATACTCTAGCACTCGATGAATGAACATATAGTGCCTCATACTTATAATACCCGAGTGTCTTTGCTCACGGATTCTTAGAACTGTTTCCGGTATAGAAATTCTTGAAGTTTTCACCACTGGTTCAAGCAGATGTCCGCAGCACAGAAGGTCCCAGTTCTTCCTATACCAGAGTTACAGTGCACGATCATAGGGCTAGAAGACTCTTTGAAATCTTCCGAGGATATCTTCATGTACCGCTTTTCGTACTCTGTTCGTCATTTTTATGAAATCAATGAACCACGCTAAATCGGATGGCATACTATGTTCTGGCCAATGAAGGCACTGGAAGTGAGTTATTTTTCGTGATCGCTGGGTAGTTTTATCAGTAATTTCTAGAAATGTCCGGATATAGTTTGGTCTAACTGTGACTCTCAAAGTTTTTATGGTGTATTCTTCCGTAACCAACAAATTGTCTTCATAAGGACACCAATACTGATGACATTTTTCGTTACCACCTTCTTTGATCTTCGTTAACATCACTATGACATGGCTATGTTGTTGCCATACAACCTTCCAAAAGTCAGCTACGGTATTTTTCATAGGTCCCTGCATAGCGATGAACTTTTTCTTTTCTTCGAATCCATTTATCCAGTTCGCATGTATGTAATCTGGCTCGCCGTTTTTCGACTCTATCACAACCCGTGAATCGTCCCAACATGGAATATCGAGATAACGGTTTTTCCCTTCATTTTYTGGTTTTGTAAAGTTGTCAATAGTCTTGTGAATATCCTGGAGCACGATATAATGAAACTCTTCTTTGATAAGTACTGAGTAATTTGTTTTAGTTTTTCTTTTCAAGAAATTGATTAAGATTAAAGTTCACATAATAATGTTTAGCCATTTTCACGGAAAAGTGCAAGTCACTACTTTCGAATCACTGGACAGACTGAGATCAACATGATCCATCTGGGCTTTTATATCTCCGGTTGTTTTTTATTATCATAGCAAACAACAGGAGTTCAAGAGTTGTTTTACGAACTTTATCTTTAGAACGAGTAATGCATAGTTTTTCCAAACGTGCCTTAGTATCATTTTTTCGCAGACAGAATTAGAATTAACGATCAGATAAATCCATAGTTTGGCATGATTGATATGCGAAACAAAGAAAACTAACCGTAACACGAGTACTAAGCCTYTACGAATAGATTTAACGAGTGGTCCGAAATTTTAAATGTTTTCATAGAGCTTACTATTTTTATTAGTCCGATCAATCCAGTCTGTCTACATGTATATCTTTAGAATCTTGCTTATTATTCCAAAGTTAAAAAATTTATGAGCTGCTTCGTTAAAAATACGTCTAGAAACAACAAGAATGTTTGTTAACGTTCCATTGTATAAAATTCTTTGTAAAAGAACAGTAACTTTATTTAAAGATTATCTCAAGTGTTTCAATACAAAATCGTAAACTAAAAAATAACAAACATCTTGTCGGATCAATCTTTTATTACAGCTACAAATATATTTTACRAGGGAAATTTGAGATACTTATGTTTTGATAAGGGTATTTCATGTGCATACTGTGAATAACTTTCAGTATAGCTCGTAAAACCTGAAATGTCCGTATGTTTACTGTCATAGTAACAAAAAAAAAAAAAAATTTACTCCGCTATGAATATCTGTACTTCAGGAATTTTTCTAACTGCCTACTTTAAATTTTCTGCTCTACATTCGAAGCATCGGAATTATGTAGGACAAGTCATAATTATACTTGTTCTCATTGATAGAAGTAATTCAGAATTTTAATTACAAATTTAATAAGCTCTATATTCTGAATTTAATACATATTTAGTATGTTATTAAAACCTCTGTTGTATGCCATATGTTCGACGAGTTAATTCAGCACTACTCGATTTGCGTAAGGACAACTACCTGAGGATCAGTTAGAGAGATTATTTCGAGATGTAGGATACTTATCCGCCGAAAATTACGTCAATAGCAGGTTCGTCCTGACGTCATTTGATGTTCTACCTATTCTATGTCAAGTAAGAAAATTTCTTGATGGAATGCGATCCTAGTCGACCGTTGTCAATTTTATACGAGATTTTCAATACAAAATGGACTAGGGTCGACCAGGGTTGGACTTCATCAAGAAATTTTCATTTTTGAAAGATAAAAGGGATCATCATTAGGTTTGTGAACTGCAATTTTCTTACCGGACATAGAGTATCGGTGAAAGCTTAATTTGGTACGCTAAATAACTTAAAATATTTTATAGCCTATAAACAACATTGGATGTACGTTAAGATATYATATAGTATTGAATTTGAAAACAAAAAAAAAACGACGTTTTAGACCCAGTTATGTTTATTATAAAAATGAAAATCAAAATACTACCCAATACCCTACATGATACAATGATTTAGAAACAAGTTACAAACAGTAAATTACAATACCTATACATCAATAGCGATCGATTAACATTCGGTTATCGGATGTGATTCATTACTTATTCCGATCAGAGAATAACATAAAAATGAACTAGATAATTACATACAATTATATATAATTATATTTAATTTTTTTTACATTATAGTCTCTTTAAATCTAATAAACAATTCAATACAAATTCGCATACAAGTTATTCCAAACCTATTAACTAAGGCGACATTGTCTATGTCTAGCACTTATCACTTACCGATGAAACACAAGTGCACTTATGTTATTTGCAGCACGTACACATAACATTTTTGAATACAACATTTTTTTTTCACACTTCCAGTTACTATTCTGAATCACTCTTTTCTTCTGAATCACTTACTTCGTCTTCACTGCTGCCATCTTGCCGAGGAATTGCACCATAGGTTTCAAGTATCTTCACCATTTTTTTGTCATTGTTGAGATTTTTCTTCGATGCCAATTGGTGGGCAGTGAATTTGTAGAAATCTTCTGCTTCCAAATTGATGCCTGGTTGCTGACAAATCCATGCAACTAGTTCATAGTCGTTTCTTTCTACTGCCACGTGAAGTACAGGTTTATGACAAGAACTTTTTAAATTAAGGTCTGCTCCATATTCTATTAACTTTTCCATTATCCGTATTGCTTGTGGTCCTTTATTTCTCAACGCTGCTTCGTGGAGGCAAGTATTGCCGTCCCTGCTCCACTTTCGTAGCCATGGCTTGATCTTTTCATCTACGAGCCCCTCGAGTGCACACAGCATCTTTAACCATCCTTTTTTTGCAATGACGTGAAAAATATTCTCTCCAGTATATGCCTCATGTCGCTCCCAGTCTATCTCGAGCAGAAGCGGAAGATTTGACTTATCTGAACTATCCATTGCTTAGAAATATTTCACGGTTCTATCCCGAATGAATTGTGTTCACAAACTGGTGTATTTTTATYTACACTTCATTTATATCATACGTATTATGACGTGTTCCATCCTGCTATATTGCGATAACAATATCTGTTTACAAATTTGGGATTCGGACTTCCCTAATTTCAATGAACAGTCATAGGTTATCGTTTGTTTTCATTCGTGGACAATAGTAGGGTAAGAGCACTAGTATCCAGCCTATTCGCTATGAGTGTGACTGCAGCGCCAGACAAAATATGAACTACGGGAGGCTGTCAGAGTATGTTTTCATACGTATGTCAATAGCAAGAAACATAAAAATAAATAAATATTATAAATAATAGTAAAAAAAAAGTTGTCAAAAGTATGTGACAGTTTTATAGTAATTGCAGTTTTGTTTTTTAGCTAAACGAACCAACAATAAGTAAGTATAATGATAAAAAATAAAAAAGATTGCAGTAAGCATTTAGGTTAAGTTGTTTGAAATTCATATCAAAGTCAAAATATGATACTAAGGAAAAAATCAAAATGAAAAATAAATAATTAAATAATAACAAAATAAATACTTTCATGTGTGCTTGCTTACAATTTCAGTAATCATAGCCTCCCGTAACTCCGAAAGTAACCACTGCAAACGCTTCAGTCAATTTGATTTCCCCTACCATGGCTTCACTCAGAGCGAATACTCAGTAGCCAGCCGGTCATATACTTTAACATTGGCTCAAACTATATATAGATATAATTTAACATGAAGTGGGTGGGTACTGAATTGGGGCTGATCACTGGTGCTTTTACCCTATATGTAATACCACAGTCTGTTTACGAACTCGGGATTTAGGCTTTCCCGATTTTGAATGATTCAAAATGATTAAGAGTTATGCAATTTCAAATTATTCTAAATTAGATTTCTTAGTCAGGGTATGTTAGTGGTAGAATTGCCTGATGACGGACTTGTACAAAGGTAACTTGTTATTGTTCCTTTGATGCCGCTGTCACTGATAAACTTATAAAAGGAGGAAACCCGTATGGGTATGTGGAGAAATCGSGTCCCATCACTAACCTATGCAATCTGTGGGACGATAGGGGAATTGGTACCATGGGGGACCCATTCCAAGCCCCACTTCGACCAGAGTCTTTCTATTTCCTGAGATGGAAGGAGTGTTTGAGTCCAAGTGAGGTCGGTTTTCGTGGTGGCTGTTGGTGGGGCACCCACATAATGTGAGCTTATGTTCATATTTCGCTCTTATAATATATGGTGGATTCATAATAGACAAATAGGGTTACGCAACGCAGGTGTGCCCAGAAGGGTGTGGTATTGGCCTCCCGTCAAACGGAGGTGGACTTAATCGTCCCGTTACATTAATTTTTTTTCAGCTAACTAAGACTTATTAATATATTTTATTCTTAAAACATATTTTATAAGGTTNCAAGATGTACTATAGCCTGCCGTAATTATYTGATTGTAAGGATAGATGCMGTTAAACTTTCTATGGAATAAAATTGAAAAATATTCATATTAAGATTGTCTTCGTGTATATGCAAGACGAAGGGATTTCATTATATTACACTTTCTATATTAGTATTAAAGTTTTAAGTATGGCATTGAATTTGAAGGAAAAAAAAGGTTTAGTTCCAGTTACGTTTATTATAGAAATGAAAAGTAAAATACAGCCCAAAAACTTACACGATACAACGATTTAGAAACAAGCTACAAAATAGTAAATTACAATATACCTGTATATCAATGCATTAATACATATATATATAATTTTTTAATTTTAATTGTTTTCTAGTTTATAGCCGCAATTACGGCCTTTTACACTTTTTGCCTTTATATCGCAAACTGCTTTACTTCTTCTCCTCTGCCTTCCGTTGTGCGGCTGTGGCCCGACTTGTGCTTATACTGTACTGTATCATTACGGTGATGCCCTGCAACCTCCCTTGTGCAATGGAGGTGCAGTGGCTAGGGAAACCACAGAAAAAACCTAGCCAGTACAGTTCGGTTTGGGTGAAGCTTCAATGATCGATAAAATTCCCATTTTACCGATCACTGGATCTTCATCCCGCGCCTAGCGATCAGAGACCTTCGTTCGAACCCGACGTGTGACTAAACGGTCACCCAGCCAAGTAGTGATCATGCTCGATGCTACTTAACTTCGGTGATCGCCCGAGCCACGCGCGTGCCGAACGGCTGCCTCAGCCGCTTACATATATATATATATCAATACATATTACAACATCTATATATCAATAACGATCTAATATTGTAAGGTTTTTGTTCGTCCATATCGGATGTGATTAACTACTCTGGTCAAAAACAAACATGAAAATTGAGAAGTAGATATTATTAAGCTATGGTTAAAATAGTTAGATTTTTACTTACATTATAGTTGCTGTTAAATCTTTTTAAACCAGTTATACACAAATCCACATACAAGTTATTCTAAACCTACGAACTAAGGCTACATTATCTATATTTGAAATTTATTTCTTATCGATAAACACGCTTATGCTATTTCTGACATGTACATATACCACTTATGTCTACACAATTTAATTGATAGACTGTAGGTTAATATTCTAAATCACTGTCTTCGTTGTCGTTAACTACTTGAACAATTGCATCATATAAGCTTCGAGTATCTCCATTTTATTTTCCTGACTTTCTTTTAATTTCATTTGGTCCATAACGTAGTGGAAGAATTTTTCTGTTTGTAAATTGATGCTTGGCTGCTTCCATAACCACACAGTGAGTTCATGATCTTTGTTCTTCACTGCTATGTCAAGTACAGTATCACCATTACAATTTCTTCTTGTATTTAGATTTGCTCCATATTCCACTAACTTTTCTATCAACTGTATTGCTTGCTTCCCTCTATTCGCCAACGCGGCAACGTGAATACAAGTATCGCCAAGCTTGTTTCGCTGTTGCAGCCATGGCTTGATTTCTTCATCTATAAGCACGTTGAGTGTATGCAGTGTCTTCAACCATCCCAATTTTGCGATAACGAAAAAAATGTTCTCTCCAGTATACACCTGATGTAGCTGCCAATCTGTCTCAAGCAGCATTTCAAGATTTGAATTATCTGCACGCTCCATCGTTTAGTAGTGGCTTACGATTCTATCTCGAATGAAACGTATTCCCGAAGTGGTGTATTTTATTCGGCCTGCCTATCTATATACTCTACCGGAACCTCCTAAATGTTTAATGTATTGTGATAACACTATCTGTTCACGAACTCGGAATGTGAGCTTTCCCGATTTTTATAGGTCATAGGTTATCGGTTGCTGATTCATGTTTGGAGAACGATAACAAAGTATGTACTTTACTTGTGAAATAACGGATAATATAATTAATATAAGTGGATACATAATACAATTTACAGTGTTCTACACCTAAGAATTTGACTAAACTAATTGARACTGTTTAATATATTTTATTCCTAAAATATATTTGATAAGGTACAATTTGTACTATAGCTTGCTGTAATTATCTGCTCGTAAGGAGGGATAAAGAACAGCATTTAGATTAGCAACATTACCGGTTATCTTATCTTTGCTACCTTATATAGCTTCAAACATTTTATAGCCGAGAAATAACCCTGGCTGTACCATTAGTATATCCTCATACGATATGATAAGTATGATTTTAGATGTAAACCGATTGAGTACCTATCAATTCGACTGTATATCAAAAGGCAATTATACCTTGAGCAATATTAGTCATAAATAAAAAGTACCAGAAAACTCTTGTATTCCCATGCTAATCTTGGTTACCATTTCAGAATCTCCTATGCCTTTGGAATGAGTTCGTCCCTAAATATCATTTAGAGACCCAGCACTTAAACTTAAATAGAATAGCGGATTTCGTACCGTTGCATGTAAACGCCCCCTTTAGTTCCTTCATATCATGGAATGTTTTCAAATGTAATATTTCGCAGCTGAACTATCGCGACAGCAGTATATTATTTATCCTCAAGTATTTTTAGAAAAATGCCATTCGTAAATTATTATTTTTTACTAACCATCCATTTTTCCGCTTTTGCGGTTGTAGGCATCATTAGCGTTATTTTTTTCAGTCTGTACTTCCTTTTGTAACTAAACTCAAAACATTCCTAAATTTAGTGGTCGTACTATTATGACGTTATCAGTAAAACCTACAACACCTACAACCTTATCAATAACCAGAAAACTTGTGCTTACCTACTGAGTATTCATTTAGGCAAACAAATTGAGTTTGCTAACTATTGTGAAATACAATAATTTATTTTCTGCGCATCAAAAAAATTACAACGGAAATTTACGAAAATTCTTATCAGTTATTATTCATGTTTGGCCGTTACTCATCACGGATATAGATAATTTACGAGAGTAGCATAAAAGCTTTAATCTCGCAAAAAAGATTTACAGCCATCATAATTGCGTTATGGTCATTATTTAAGCCACGACGTAGAATATTTTGGAACGGTTCCTCTGTCATGGTGTCTGTTGAGTGCAAATATGGTACTCATAATTCTTTCGTTTTAGTGAACTATCATCAAAGAACGACATTGATTAATACAGCAATAAAACATTTTACGATCAATCCAGTCTTAATAGTTGAAAGCTTTCTGTCTTTAAGACTTGACATTTTTTTAGTTTTATTTTATAAAATGACTTTTGTCAGCAGTTCGTTAAGCGTACTAAAACATGTGTGTTTCTCGTTTTTAAATAATGAGCTCGTAAATTATGAAATAGCGSGTTAAAGTCTAGTTACATTATCTGACTATGAATCTCTTAGGGTTGAAACGCAGAATACGAAAGTATTTTTACATTTCCTGAAATAAATATATTTTGGTAAAAAAACATTTGAACTAATTTTCCTCATTAACCAACAGTACACGTTTTATAGGTATTATAATACTGTTCCGTTAATGGAGCAGGACAAAATATATATGTTTTAAATTAATTTAATGATAAAAGTACATGAAATAGGTCACTAATGCAAGTGATGATAGCATGTCCTTATTAATATTCTAAATTAACTAAAAAAAAAAAATTTATTTTTACGTGTTCCATTTTTCCAATAACTTAGAAAAATATTAAGCAGAGTAATTTAAATCACTAATTATATGTAAGCTTTAATATAACCTTCCGACCGCTGAAGACGCATTCAAATCTGTTGGTACATTTGAGAAATATGTAAGAACCAAATTTTGTTTAGACACACCCACATGGATATTAATCACCTCGAAATGCCACCTGTTGAAAGATATAGACCAACAAATTGAACTAAAGCCAATAATGTCTCTTTTTGCACATCTTTAAGATGCACATCAAATCATAATCTTTATATGACTACATTATCTGTTGAAGTATGCCTGTAGTGATACTCAGGTGCAGTCGATTATAGACCGTATTGCAACTACAACAGAAACCAAAATTGTTTGCACGGAACTTCGAGTCTGATCAGCGTCTCAGAGTGTTGACAATTATTATGCTCGGCTTTGGCAGTCAGCCATAGAATTAAATAATATCGAGATTATGATCCCTGATGAGTAGAGTAGTTGATTAGCCATGGGTTAAGAATGTGTTTGAAAATTTTCTTACCACCTAATAGAGCAATTTGTTTCATATTTTATGACTTTATTTGGCTGTGCTGTTCTTTGAAAATTCTTAATTGTTATGCAGAATAAAAATAAATAACAAACGATTACGAAAAATCTTTAATACACAATATTTTACAAAATAATAAGCTTAATTATAATGCTTATTTCTTTAATTATATAGAGATACCAATTTCAAATATAGTGAAACCTAAAGTTACAATTAACCATTTCAGTGATACATAGGTAAAACTAGTACATGACAACCCTAAGCCTACAGCCTCATGTTCAGAAAACAGACGCTCTTTTGAAAATCAAACAATATTTTCTGACTCGGCTTCTGAAAAACGAGGTCTTACCATCATCTTCCGTTTTCAACTCTAACGCCCATTTACTATGCAATAAGATTTTGTTAATGATTAGGTATTCCTCAAAGCTAAAGAAATCTAATTGCGTTTGACCTTTTATTTTTAGTAATACACTAGGCACTGACACTGACTTTGTTTCCCGTATCTGGTTTAAACAGATGTCTAACGCACAGAACGATATCGCTCTTTCATAACGTCCAACACTGTGAACCACTATTGGTGTACGCGCACATTTGTTTGATGATGATGCAGATATGTTGTAGTTTTCCTGACTTTTGTTGACCATCTTCAAGAAAAATATAAACCGCGCTGATTCGATTGGCAATTTACCGTCTGGGTGTTCATGATACTCATAATGAGTTATTTGTTTTGATTTGCCATTTTTCTTATTGGCAACTGTGAGTAATATTTCCGTATAGTAGTTATGTGAGATTGTTTTCTTTTTCCACACATTGAATTCACCTTCAGTGTAGTCAGAAATATGATTATGCAGCCAATATTGACAGTTTTTCCAATCATTAATGTCGAATCTCACTATTACGCGACAGTTAGTTTCCCAAATTAGTTTCCAGTAGTTGCGAGACTTTTTTTCGGATGTAAGGGTCTCAACCACTATGAACTTCCTTTTCAGATCGTACCCGTCGACATAGCTTGCGTAGAAACTGTCTGATCCGTTGACAGACGGCTCCAAGCTCTGGATCGATTTCACACTACTTCTGTGACGGTGTYTTCGGTTTCGTTTCTTCGTTTCCGGAGTTTCCTCGTACCAGCAGGTATGGTTGACGAACAGGTGCTCGGACTTGATGGTTTTCATGTATTTCGAACTTTTACGCCTCCAAAACTCATGAATGCTCAGATTAGAAGAACGTTCGGCATACATTGTTTTGACAATAACTTTCGTTGTTTAATATAGTAAGATGTTATCGCGAGGACAGCCGGTAATTTACTGAGAGCAGACTGATGCGGCCTTCTTATAATAGTCCTTGGACATCTGATTTTTTCGGGGGAAACATGTCGTAGTGTATGCAGTATTAAATTCATTTTTGGAACACAATTCTTGCCATTGCGCTGTTAGATCAATAGACTGCGATGACAAACAAAACAAAGCCGTTTTATTAGTTAATAAAAATAGATTTACATTCTTCATTTAGATTGTGATATTATTATGAAAGTTGATGTCAAGTTTACCGTAAATGCTTCTGTTTATTGCTATCTGCAACTTTTCATTGAAAAAGTTACTTGACCTAAGTAAAAGTTGAACTCTTGCTTATGTCCTACTATACCTAAGGTGTAAGTTACTACACCATGAACATTATGAAACAATTCTTAATTTATACAGTAGTTAAATTGTTAGCGCTGTTGATGTACATGCGGTGACTTGAATATTGATAAAAATGTCTAAATGTAATCATAACAAACAAGTATGACGAATGTATTTTAATTAATGTTTACATTTAGTAGATTGTTTTATCTTAATGACAATATCTTCTAGGTTACAACTTATTAAATATATGAAAAAAAAACGGTAATTGTTACTACAGCAGCTGCAGTTGAGGTTACTACAAGTTGTAGTAAARAAATGCCAACTCCAACTTGGGATTACCTTAACCACACCTGTAGTAATGTCAGTACTATTTCTGTAGTATTCTTTATTACATATTGGAGTACTCGTTACTACAATGTTTTATTACAGTATTGTGTTTAGAAAAACACAATTTTCTTCCGTGTAATCTGCTTTATGTTTATACTAAGAACAAATGTAAATCTTTTTGAAACAAGTGAGAACGTAATTCTAAGAGTAACCATATATTTGTTCGCATAGTTGCTATGAAATAAAGTAAAACATTATTTATAAAAACGTATTGTTCTGGGGATAAAATACTAGAATGCCTCTGATGTCTGATTCTAAATACAACTGCTGGTACATTAATCGTTACTGTAATTGCAAGTTGATATAAGCAAGCATCTAGGGCGCAAAGTGTACCCGTTTCCGATACCTGAGCTGTCAGTGAACTACAATTGGGCCCGGCAGGTTTTGGTCGACGACCAATGCCTTCCTTAATAAAGACTGTTGCCTTTTATTTATGGCTAAGATGAAATCTAAAAATCCTGGCCATGTTACTGGGAACACCATGAGATGGCGAGTCGAAGTATTTGAAGAGAATGTATATATTCGCAATTCACCAGTCTCTTTATTAAGAAGTGTTCCAAGTTATTTCAGTATAAAAGCGATGTAATGTCACTTTGTTTGCACTGACTTTAAATATTTTCAAGATCGCATCACAATCTTCGTTTGAAGACCAATACTGAGGACATATTGGCTCTGAGTTTTGTGCAGTATCGGTTAACATCACAACAATGTAAGAGTTTTCTTGCCATATCATGGTAAAAAAGTCACAAAGCGTCTCTGCTGTTGGTTCTTGCGTTGCCACAAATTTC